ATCTTTGTAAGTGAAACTGCTTTAAACAAGTGTGCTTCATCACCCATTACCATACCAAATTGTTGAAACCATTTTTTAGGTTGATTATATATTGATTGCCATGTAGATATAACTACATTTCTATCTGTATCTTTTTCATATCCTTGATATATCTTATGTACATATTTCTCTGGTGTCCAACCATAATCTTTGAAATCTTTATGTAGTTGTTCAACCAATGATGTTGTTGGCACTATAATAAGTATCTTTTTGTTTTGTTCTTTTAGTCTTATCATATTATAACGTACTAACATATAAACTATAAGTGATTTACCAGAGGCTGTTGGAGATAATAATAAACATCTATTCTTTTGTGTTGCATGAATAAAGGCCTCCTTTTGATAATCTCTTATTTCCATAGGTACTTTAAGTGCTTTTGTAAACTTATCTACCAATTCTAAATCAACTTTAGTATCAACTATTTTAGCACCATCTACTACTTGTATCTTATTATCATCACACCATTTAAGTATATAAGGATATAAACCGGCGTAAATTTGACCAGTTGCATAAGAAAATAATCTTATCTTTCCATCCCATACTCTGTTTCTATAGGCAGGAACAAACTTATAACCTGGTACTTCAAAGCAAAAATATTCTGACAACTCTCTACGTATAGAGGCGTCAGCTTCTATCTTTAAATAAACTTCGTTTACCTTGTCTACTATGATGTATCTTATATCGGGCATTACACAAAAGGTGGACCTACAATCCAACCTACCAAAACTTTTCTTATTCCTTTGGTCACCGGATGTACTTTATGCCACATAAATGATGGAAAGGTTATAATTGTACCAGTTGTAAATTTATCTTTAAACTTTATATTCTTATCAATTCCTTTAGGATTTAAATTAGCTATTTCTAATTCTCCACCCTCATAATCTTCATTTAAACATAAAGTAAAACTTATCTTTCTAATAAAACCATTAGGGTAAGGCTTAATATGTGAATCTATATGCCAATCATAGTGGTCTCCTTCTTCGTATACTGTATACTGAAAGGGTTCAAATTCTTTTATATTAAAATTCCAATTAGCTTTTACATTATGATTAAAGATAACATCTTCCATATCTTTATATAATTGATTATTTTCCTTAATCCATGCAACCTTGGAACTTCTATTCCTATTATTGCCGTCTTGTATAGCGGCTTTTTTTAATCTTAATTTATCTGAATTTTCTATTATATTATTACAATAGTTTTGATTGAATTTTGAAATTGAAACGCAATTGTTATTAGTTAAATACATTATACAGCTCCACTAGTAAACCTTTTCCAGTCTATTGCGTTCTTGATAGTAAATGTTCTATTGGAAATTTGTCTTAATGATCTATCTAAAAAGTCTACAACTGCTTCTAGATATTTAACCTTTTGATTTGCTTTTTGCCACTCTGGATCAGCTTCAATATATTGTCCTACATCTGCTTTAAGTATTTTTAAATGAAAAGGTTTAAGTATATAAACTTGTGGGTCTGATTTACCTGTGTAATATTCCCACTTATCCTTTTTAATTGTTCTAAACTCATCTTCAGCACGTACTAATAATAATTTAAATTTAGTTAAAAATTTTAAATATTTGTTGTGTATTTGAGGTGTTTGTAAAGACGCTATATCTAATTCAATATCGTTAATCTTCAAATCTTTTTCAGCTAATTCTTGTAATTCTTCCAATGTCATAATTTATCCTTTTCACATTATTATATCACAAAAACCTTTAAAAGTAAAGTCTGATTAAGATGTTGTAATAGTTGTTGATGATGATCCTGTTATAGCAAAATCATAAATTTTATAGTCAAACGTAACAGACGCCGTTAAATAATCAACATCTGTTGCTTGTTGGTTGTAAGGAAGACCAGTTAATGAAATAGGAAATACATCACTAAATCTAACTTCTACAACTGAATTGTTTTTATTTGATAGTACAGATAACGTAGCATCCGAAAAAAGACCACCTGTTTTTGGTGGTGCATATTTTGATCGGCCAGCGTCACCTAATATGTTTGATGTACTACCAGGAAATCTAGTATTACCACTTTTTAAAAGATTTGCATGTTCTTTATGGTCACCTGGAAATCCTAAGCCTCTTAACCAACCATGTATCTCTCTATAATTTTCTAAATTTTCATCAACTAAAAATGAAATAGAAAGTCTCTCGTAATTTAACTTGTCACCAGGTAAAGGTATATCTTTAAGTGGTGTTGGTTGTGTTTGAGTATCAGCCAATGCAATGCCAGGTATATTAGCTGAAGTACAAAAGTATTCTACTTTAGGTAACTTCATTATGCTAAATTTAAATTGTGTTGGACTAGCGTAATCTAACTTCGTTGGTTGTCTATCCATTGCTGTTGTCATAGTATTAAAATTCCTATTATTAAACCTATTATTATTCCTTCACACCAAAATGCCCACCTATGTGAACCTCTGGCTGTGTGTTTGTTTATAAACTCTTTTGTCCAATCATTCATATTACTATTTATCTGTCTCCTTTTCAACCTTTTCAATTATTACTGAGCTATCTGTAGGCTTGGTACTGAATAAATTATTGTCAATAAATCCAACATAACACAAGATAACTAGTAGCATTATAACTTTAATACAAACTATTACAAGTAGTATTCCTAATATTGTTCTTAACAAACTTTTCATAAACATATTTATCTATTTTCTTTCCCATACTTTTAGCTTACCATCTTTATCAGCAAACACCATTTCTTGTTTATCTTCTTCCGGTTTATTAGTACGACAAGTATCCCAGCAAGCTTTAGGACCTCTATTTTGTTTTAGTTGGTCGTAAAATTGTTTCCAAACATCCGATTCAATTATATCATCTATACTTTTATAATCTTTTAATTGGCTTGCGTCTATCATTTTTTTAAATTCTGGATCGGTCATATTTTCATTTGTATCACATCTACAACATGGTATTAATTGACCTCTATTTGTAACAGCAAGATTCATATTACCCTTAATACACATAGGTTCTATTTTAGTATCAGGCGATGTATCTTTATATTCTGTTATATGTGGAAAATTTAACTTAATCTCTGTCATCTTTTTTAACTTTCAAATAATTGCCACCATCCCTTGTTCTATAAAATTTTTTTGACCTATCTTCTTTTCTTTTCTTTAAATCTTCTCTTTTTATATGTTCGGGTAAAGCTCCCCAATCTGTACCATCTTTTAATGTAGGGTGTTGATAACTTGAACCATCTGGATTCGTATTCATAATACCATCTGGTGCAAGACCAACAAGATTATTATCTTCCGGATCCCATGTTTCAGCATAGTCACCTCTTGACTCTGCTTTATTTGCAGGCATTAACCAATCATCTGGACCTAACCATCTACCACTATTTACTAGATTAAAAACTATACCATTTTCTTCGGCAAGTTTAACACATTCTTTTATTGAATTTTGATTATATCTAAAAACTATCATTTGCCATATAGGTTTTTTCTTTAAATATTTTTTAGACATGATCGCTCTTTTAAAATGCAATTCACCATCTTGATGTACTCTATATTTGTGACTATCTTTAGGAAGACCATCTATACCAAACCACCATTGAGTTTCAGGATTTGCTTCCCATGCTTTGATAAAAAAACTATCTGGTTTATGTGTAGAGGCATTATGTACTTGACTTATTTTCTTTCTATCACGTATCATTTTTAAGAAATCAATAAAGTGTGGGTGATGTATAGGATCAGAGTACTGACCACAAAATTGTATTCTGTCAAAGTAATCAACAATCTTTTCAAATTCTTCTATTGTTATATCTCTACCTGGTACTCTTAAACCTTTATCTCTCCAATGCATTTGTCTTGAACATCTAGGACATTCTAATGGACATCTATGAGATAAATCTAAATTTACTTTACTTGCTGGAAATAGTTTAGAGGCATAGCGATTGCCGAACCTCGGCTCCATACCTTTGATAATAGTTGGTGCATATGATTTAAAACTGCCTTCTTTGACAGGTTTATATTTCATATATTCTTTTTCACTCATAATATTATTTATATGTGTTTAAAAAGCTAGGTTTCCGTGTATATAACCTAGACCAAGCGCTATTACTATCATTAATATCCAAAAATATATAAAGAGTTTAAGCATATGATTATTTAGGCCAAAAAAAAAGGGGACCGAAGCCCCCTTTTTTAATATCTCTGTTAAACAGTGATTACATTATGTTTGATACTTTAACTTTTTGGTAGTATCTGTTAGAGTTTGGAGTACCTGAATCTGTGATTCCTGTAACCGCTCCCGAAACAGCACCAGTTTCCGCAAAAGGATTAGCAACTAGACCGTATCTAGTTTTAAATCCAATTTTTGGTTGGAAAGTATCTTGACCAACAGCACGAACCATTTGTAATGGAACATACGGACAATAGAACATACCAGCGTCATAAGGTGAAGTACCTTTATAGCCAACTACGTAATATTGACTAGCGCTTGAGTTAGCACTATATGGATCAATGTACACTTTAAATCTACCGTTTAATACACCAGCGAATGTGCTACCAGTGTCGTCAACGTTTAGATTGTTGTTTAATGCAGGCGTGTAATCTAAAACACCAGCCATTTGAAGAGCACTAGCAACATCAGCAGAGCAGATAATCATATTACCTTTTCCACGTCTTGTTCTTTGTGCGATTCTGTTTGCGTCTCTTTCCAATTGGAACATAAGACCTTTGAATCTTTCAACTGACCATCTACCGTTTGAGTCTGTATCTAAATCAAATACACCAGCAGTAGTTGTGTTTGTAGCAGCGCCTTTTTCTGAATTGATATAAACTGATCTTACAACTTCTCTGTTGATTTCCGCAAGGATTTCAGCAGATAGAATGTTTGCAAGTTCTGTTTCAGCGTCTAAGCCATGGATTGCTTTTAAATCTTGAGCAAGTTCCATAGTATATTCTGCTTTAAGAGCTCTACTTCTCGCCGACACTGTAGTTTTCTCAATTGAGAAAGCCATTTCAGCAAATGCGTTTGCAGTAGCGTCGCCTAATGCCTCAGCCGCAGCTGTAGTCATACCTTGACCTCTAGTATACTCGCCAGCCGGTGCGTCATTAAGAACAGAAGGATTAGTTCCTCTATGTTCAGTAACACCATCGTGAGTAACTGAATCGCCAGCAGCATTTCTAGATGAGTAATCAGTATCAGCTTCATCAAATAGTGCTTCACCACCAGTTGCTGAAGTATATCTACTTCTCATTGCGAAAATAAGTCCTGTTGGACCAGTCATTGGTTGAACACCAGCAATATCGTATGCGATAAGGTTTGGCATTGCTCTTCGTACTAATGAAATTAAAATTGGATCCCAATTTGAAGTTCCAGCAGTATTATTCGTAGGAGCAGCTTCAGTCATAAATGCGCTGTCCTCCTTCATAGCTCTTTCTTGGTTTTCCAAGATAGTAGCCGTAACGGCACGTTTGTAAGAGTCTCCGATTTTTGGTAAATCAGGATGCTCTAAAACTGGCTGCCATTTTTTTTCGTATTGTTCTGATAAATACATGTTATTTTATCTCCCTTTTTATTTTACTTTGTTGATAATTTAATATCTTTTGTCTGACTTATAGCGGCACTATAAGCAGCCATTGCATTGCTTAGGTCTTCGTTTTGACCTTCGCCTGCCGCTACATCATCGTGTCCGTCACCAGCTGCGTCTTTAGTTTTAAAATAACTTTCTTTAATGATTGCTATCTTAGCTCTAAAATCTGCCTCTGTTGAATAATCCACTTCTTCAGCAAGCTTGTTGAACTTTTCTTTAGCTGTGTCAGTTAAATCTTTAGATGTTTCATCTAAAATTTCAGCTGCTTTATACTTGTTAGCTGACTTACTTAATTCAACATTCTTTTCAATTGATTCGTTAAGTTTCTTTTCTAACGTTTCAATCTTTGAAGCTTGATCTTCAAGTACATTATATTTTTCGTCTGGAACATTTATGTAATGATCTTCAAATAATTTTTTAAGACCACTGATAAAGTCCTCAGCGATTTCGCCTTTGATCCCTCTTTCCAAAGCAAGTTCGTTTTCTTTCATCCACTCCTCTACCACGTATGATAGATAAGAGTCGACTTTTTCAACTAACTCAGCTTTAGCACTAGAAGTTTCGCTCTCGAATTTTTTATTATAATCTGCTTCCATTTCTTCTGCAATTTCTTTAACTTTAGATTTAATTGCTGTTTCAAAAATCGTTGCAGCTTTTGTTTTGAACTCTTCCGATAAATCAGTATTTCCAGCTACTAAAGCGTCAACATGTTCTTTTACGTCTATGTCTTTCTCTTTAGTATCTTCTTTCTTCTCGTCATCTTTTTTCGCTTCAACTTCTTCAGTTTTAGCTTCCTTGTCATCTTTTTTGTCAAGGTGTTTTTTCAGACCAGCAGGAAGTTCGCCTTCTTTTACTGTAGATTTATCTTCGGTGTCCGTTGCTGTTTCTTTTTTCTCCTCTTTTTTTAATGTAGGCATAGCGTCAGGCTTACCTTCATGTTTTTGAGCAGGTTGTCCAGAAACAGTTTTAACTGTTTTTGAAGCATCCGGATTGCTGTCAGTAGGTTTAACTACAGGAGCACCTAAATCCTCGGCATCATTTTTTAGATGAGTTGGTTCAGCTGCTACAGCATTCTTTTTCGGAAGATCAGCATTAGGATTAGCATTTTCAGCTACCTCTTTTTGATCTTTTGTTGCCTCAATTTTTTTGTCTATTTCGGCCATTGAGAAATCTCCTTTTTATGTTTAAACATTTATAATTTAACTAGTTATAAATTAATTCGTGGGACTATTTATAAAACTAGAGTTTTTTAAGAAAGCTTTTAAAGACTTCCGCCTTAGCTTCTGCTAAAGCATGTCTCTTTGCAGTCTCTATGTCTCGTTTCCAAGCGCTTAAGTCTTTTTCAACGAGCACACCATTGTCCCAAACCCACTCTTTACTCTCCATTATACCTTCTACGAAAGCGTCTGGAGCGCTAGGGTCTGCAACAATATCAGCTGCTGTAGCTAAATAAAAATCTCTACCTACATAATTTACACCACCTCTTGTTTGTAACGAGCCCATACCTCTTGATGATACGCCTAATTGAGCGCCTTCATCTATAAGACCTTTCACAATCTTACCGTATGGGGTATTCATTATCTTCGCTTCACCAATAAAATTAGTACCATCTGGATGAAGTTTAGTTATCATATGACTAACTCTTTCCAAATTAACAGTTGGAGAATCAGGATGTCCTAACTCGCCAAAAGCCCTTCTTTTATTGATAAATTCTCTGTTATATCTGCTTACTTCTTTTTCAAGTATGTTTTTTTCATAAACACGTCCATTTTTATTTCTAATTTCTGATTGTAAAAAGATACCTCTAATTTTGTAGTCCTTTTTTCCATTGTTGTCTTCTACAATGTACTCTGCATTTTGGACTTCTTCGGATATTAATTTCATTTTCTCCCTTTTGTAGGTTCTAATGTATATTTATAAGAATTTCTATCTAAACTCAACAATAATTGTGTAATTATCGCCTATAGCAAAATCTTTTGTACTTAACAATACATCACCTGTTGGTGTAGTAGCATTGTTTATAATCTCATTTCCAGGTGTTCTTAAATCCCAATGACCATTTCCTGATAGAAAACATATAGTTGAATTGGTTACTCCGTCCCATAATAACTCAACGGCTGACTTATTATTTGACGTATTTACAGAATACCATATCTTACTTAATTTTCTCTTACCATCTTCTGTCATAAAAGTTAATGCGCTAGCGTCAACCTTTGTTACCATAGACTCACCAGTTCCATCTGAAACATTGGTCATTTTTACTACGTACTTGATACCAGATGTATCAGCTATTGTTTGTGTTGTTACCGTATCAGCCATCTATTATTCCTCTCCTAATTTCTCTATTATTTCTTCATCAAAATATTGTTCTAATTGTTCTTTTTCTAAACTGTTTAGAGTAGCGACATCATCTAAAGCACTTTCAAATTTTACTACTATATTATCAGCAGTAATATCTTTGTCTTTTTCTATGATTTCAAAAACTTCTTTAACAGCAGACTGCATAACCGGAGGTAATCCTTTATATGCGTTGCTATCAAATAGTTTATTATTTTCCACAATGTCACTAACTCTCAACATAATTTTATGTTTCTGTTGGTGCTTCTGCTGGAGCTTCAACTGCTGGAGTATCAACTGCTGGAGTATCAACTGCTGGAGTTTCTGGTGCAGCTGGCACCGGTTCAGCAAATGGTTCTGCTATTTCAGGTTTAGTCTCTGCTGATAAATCAGCAGCTGTTTTACCGTCCGTACCGTCAGCATTTGTTATTGTTCCGTCTCTGTTGAATTGTCCTGGAGTTGCTACTTCAGGTTTTTTATCACTATGAGGTTCAGCAAACATTTTACCAGCTATATCTTGTCTTCTCTGATCTAATGCGTCTCCTACTTTTCCTCTTAATGCGTCTTTAAAAGCGTCACCGGCTCCGGCATTATCGCCTGTACCTAATTTATCTATAAAGTTTTTTATTTCTTGATTTGGCATGTTTCATTCCTTTCCATTTATTAATAAGTATCTTCACTATCAACAACCTGATTTCCAGGTGATGATATGATTCCTTTATCAACTTCTCTTTTAATTTGATTATCTATTTTTTCTATGTCTTGAGCTGATTGTTTTAATATATTTTTTCTAACATATTCAACTGAAAAATATTTTCCAACATAGTCTCTTACATCATTTGCTAATGCTACTCTATCTTTTAACATTTCAGCTTGCTTTAATTCTGCAAAGTGACCGTCTTGTAAAAAGTCATAGAATATATTATCTCTAATCATTGGCCATTCTTCTTCAGCAATGATTCCTTTTAATACTAATTGTGTTCTTAAAATATCATTAAACAGTTCAATAAATTTCTTTCTTAATCTTTGAACAAATTTAGTAAATTTTAATTCGTCTCTTGTTATTTCTGTTGATCTTCCTAAATTAAATCCTGTTGAAGCTTCTAATCTACTTGATGGTACATTCAATGATCTATAAAGTTTTGCTCTAAAGTATTCTATGTCTGTAATTTCTCCTAGATTTTGGCCTCCTGGTAATGTAGAAATATCTGTACCTCTACCACCGTCTCTACTTGGTAACCAAAAGTCCTCTAACATTGACATATAGTTTCTATCGTCTCTAATTTCACCAGTAGCTGCGTCATATACAAGTTTGTTTCTATATCTTGCCATAACGTCTCTTAAATATTGTTCAGCTTTCATTTTAGGCAAATTACCAACATCAATTTTAAATATTCTTCTTTCAGGTGCTCTTGCTATTCTGTAAATAACAGCAGCGTCTTCAATCATTCTTAATTGATTAACTGGTTTAATTGCTTTATGTAAATATGATAAAACTATATTTTTATTTTGATCTATTAATCCTGACGGACAAAATGCGATTGTATCTATTGCTATTTTAATACCTTGTAAACTAGCACCACCTACACCTCTTTCATTATACAAAAAATACTCCATAGTTTCGTCTACTAAATTCGTAGCCGATGGAGCAACTCCGTCTGGTCTTCTCTTTCTTACTTCTCTAATCTTTTTAATTTTTCGTGGGTCTATGTATTTAAGTTCAGTAATACCCATTTTGCCTGTTTCGGTATCTATTATTTTTTGGAAATAAATTCTACCATCAACATACCAACGTCTAAAAAGGTCGTGACCTCTAGTGTTGAATTGCATTAATCTTAATATTTCTGCAAATTCTTCCTCTACTCGTCTCTTTACATCACGTCCATAAGGTACACCATCTGTTATTAATCTAACAGCTTGTCTATTTTCATTTGAAACTATTGCTTCATTGACAATATCCTCAATTGCCATATCACATTCTGGATGTATTGAAATTTCTCTGTATCTTCTTATGAGGTCTGCTTCAGTCTTTGCGTTACCTTCCATGTCAAGGTGAGACGCAAAATATCCTCCAGCGGCGACAACTTGTGTGCCGTCCTCTGCTTGAGGTGTACTAAAGTTTTGTTTTGGATCGGATTTAGGTTTATCTCTGGTAATCTTAAATCCAAAAAATTCTGCCATAATTTAACTCCTAGTTGTTTATACGATACTACTTATAATGGTTTTAAAAGGGCGATCCGAAGACCGCCCCCTAATTTTTTATTACGTTGTAGTATTTGTTTCAAAGTATTGATATTCAAACGTAACACCAAAAGTTTCAATTTCTGTTGTTTCGCCCATACTTAAATCAATACCTGTTATCTCTGTCGGGTATAAACCTCTCAAAGTATACGATTTAATGTTATTACCGTTTCTGTCAAGATGATCTACAAATGCGTCAACTTGGTAATCAACTGGATTAGTTAATCCCTCGTTGTCAGTCATATTATTAATACCATTCTGCCATCTTTCAAAAGCATTTCTGATTTTGAAATTTGTATCGTTTAGTACCGTAATTGACCATGCCGGAATTGTTCTATCACCTGCTATTTTTATAGCTCTACCTCTAAAAGGAACATTGACGTTTGCAACTGTCATGCTCGGTATAGATGTAGCTGTACATAAAAACGCTAAGTCTTCTATTTCGCCACCAACTTGTGCGTAACCAGGAAAAGGCATTGTAACCTTAAACTGATTGGCTCTTGCGCCACCGCCTGCAAGTTTAGCTTTGAAGTCATTAATGTTTGCCATTTTTTATTTCTCCTTCTCTACTATTAACCGCCTGCGACTTCTTCAAAAGAAACGCCAGTCCGTGTTGCGATGAATTGTAATGTAATAAAGTTGATACTTCTTGCTGGTTTAATAAATATCTCAGCAATAAATTCATTTCTATCAATTACTTCACCTGTGTTATTTGTTTCGTCACATACTACCATAAAGTCTGTGAGACCTCGTCTACCTTGTACTTCTCTTAAAAAAGGTTCTACAATGTTTCTAAAGTTAGCTCTTGTAAATTCATCATTGAACTCAAAGAGTTGATATTTAGAAGCAGTTGATATTGCCTTCTCTAAAATAATAAACAATCTTCTAACATTGATTCTATCAAAAGCACTTGGAGCACTTAATCCAGTTTTGTCACCAAAAAGAACTGTGCCTTGTCCTGGGAAAGTTACCACAGGATTAACACGAGCTTTATATAACTCGTCTCTTTGTGCTTTATTTGGATTGTATGCTAGTTTAACTGCGCCTCTGATAATACCTCTGTTAAGACCTGCCGGTGACCACCAACTATCTGCGATTATATCGGTTCTAGCTGCTAGACCTGCAATATCTCCATTTAATGGTACATATCTATATACGTCATTATATCTGTCGTACATATACTTGTAACCACTATCCAACACAACGTAAGATGAAGAACGGATACCGTTCATAAATGCTAGTACGTTTTGTGTTTGCGTGATTGAAGAAGCAACGTTAGCCACATCTGATCTCTCTGGAGATACGAATGCGATAGCGTCTTTTCTTTTCTCTGCTATAGAGATTAAGTCGTCAACTTTAGTAGCGTCACATTTACCGCCCATGATTAAACCAACGTCCACAGTTTCAGAATCTTCAAACATTTCGTATGCTGTTTTGATTTCTCCTGTAGAAGCGGCTGAACCGTCAGCGCCTGCTTGTAGACTGTCAGATTTTGGTGTATTAATAGCTGCGAAAGTAATTCCACTAGCTGCTGTTCCAAAATTTGATCCAGAAGCATGGTGATCCATCCAATAGATATAACTTGATCTATTGTAAACTACGTTTGCATAGTAATTTGAATCTCCTTG